TCTTCTAGAGGAGATTGTTTTGATGTTAGTCCGCATGACAGGACACGAAGTTACATCAGAACAGAAAGAAATAGACGTGTCGGGCATCAAAGGCCACATGGACTGTAAGATTAACGGCGAGGTAGTAGATGTTAAGACAGCCTCTAAGTTTGCATTCAATAAATTTAAGAATGGTACACTGGCCGATAACGACCCCTTTGGATACCTAGCGCAGCTTTCCGGTTATGAGACCGCTGAAGAAACAAAGGCTGGAGGCTTTCTTGTTATCAACAAAGAGAGTGGTGAGTTATGTTTATACAGGCCCGATGATCTTGAAAAGCCTAACATACCTCAGAGAATAAAGAAGATTAGATCAGCATTATCGGTTGACACGCCCCCTTCAAAATGCTATTCTCCTATACCTGAAGGCAAGAAAGGAAACATGAAGCTGCCTTCTGGTTGTGCGTACTGCCCTTATAAGTTTGAGTGCTACTCAGATGCTAACGACGGCGAAGGCCTTAAGGCTTACGCATATTCAAACGGTCCTACATACTTTACTAAAGTCGTAGCACCCCCACGAGTTGACGAGATCCTGTTATGAACAGAAAAAAAATTAAACAAATCAACAGGCAAGTCGCACCTATTCTTGTTGCTTGGTTACACACATTAGTCTCTGAAGAAGAAGCCAAGATGATCACTTTAAATAATTATAAAGAACTTCTCCCTGATCAGACGCATGTGTTTTCCAACAACAAGTTTTTTCTTAGCACCTTTTCACCACGATGGGTGCGTAAAAAACTAAAGAGCCTTGTGGCTAAAAACCCGCAAAGGCCAGTCCATTCATATACTCTAGAAGATATTAAAGCTGAGATGCAAACATGGAAGATGATCAACAGGGACTTTTAATCCCGCTTGAAATAATTATTCTTGGCTTTGCTTCTCACCTCAGTAATGGCTATTCTGTTGAAAGTATTGAAGATGAAGCAATTTACAATCTTCAGACTGCCTTAGAGTTAGAGATAGAAAAAAGAGGAGCAGTCCTACATTGAATAAGCAACCAAAAATAAGAAAAGGTTATCGCAAGCGAAGGGTTGCAAGGCCTGTTGAAAAAGATTTAGAACCCGGCTATGATTCTCAGTGGGAGTATAAGCTGCATTCTGGACCTCTATCAAACTGGGATATCCATACAACTAAAGTTGACTACACCGTTAATCACACGTATCATGCAGACTTTGTTAGAGTAATTAAAGGCAAGACTATTTTGCTTGAAGCTAAGGGGAGGTTTTGGGACGCCCCCGAATACTCTAAATACATTTGGATAAGTAAGTGCTTACCTAAAAACCACGAGCTAGTCTTTTTGTTTTCTGATCCTAACGCTCCAATGCCTCAAGCAAAGAGGCGTAAAGACGGAACCAAAAGATCTCACGGTGAGTGGGCAACCTCAAAAGGATTCCGATGGTATAGTGAACAATCTTTACCGGACGAGTGGATTAATATAAAACATAAAGAAGAAGGACTATGATAGACCGAAAGCAAGAACGATCTGATAAGTTCAACCGAAAGAAAAAGTTTAAACAGAAGGGCGAGACACCACCAAAGAAAAAGAATCCTCAGAGGCACAAAGATGAAATGTTACGTATGTAATTCGGATTTAATATGGGGAGGCGATCTTGATGTTGAAGATATGGACGGCAACGAGTTAATTGAAACAAACTTGACCTGTTCAGAGTGTGAAGCAGTAGTAATTATTTATCATGGAAAAAAGGAGAACTGATGGACTGGATCTATGTATCATACGAAAACTCAGATAGAGAACATGTACGAGAAATGCTTTCATTTGCTTCTGAAAAAGAAGCAAGAGACTATCAAACAGAAGACCTTAAGTATTATGGTTGTGGTTCTTATACTATATTTAAAGAAGATGAAGAGGAAGACTAATGGACTTGTACCAACAATATATTCATAAATCACGATACGCTCGTTATCTGCCAGAAGAACAAAGGCGAGAGTCTTGGGAAGAAACAATCGACAGATACCTAAACTTCTGGATTGAGAAAGGTAAGTTAACTCTTGAAGAAGCTAATGGAATTTTTAAAGACATTCACGATATGGACGTTATGCCTAGCATGAGAGCGTTAATGACTGCTGGTGAGGCTCTTGACCGTGACAACGTAGCAGGATTTAATTGTAGCTACATGCCCATTGACCACCCCAAAGCATTCGACGAAATGATGTACGTGCTTATGTGCGGAACAGGAGTAGGTTATTCAGTTGAACGACAATATGTAAGTAAATTACCGGAGGTAGCAGAAGAATTTCATGAAACAGATACCATTATACACGTCGCTGACAGCAAAATTGGATGGGCTAAAGCCTACAGAGAACTTGTTAGCTTGCTCTATTCGGGTCAGCTTCCAAAGTGGGACGTCAGTGGAGTACGACCTGCAGGGTCAGCCCTTAAAACCTTTGGAGGTAGAGCATCTGGTGCGGACCCTCTTGTTGACCTCTTTAAATTTACCACAGAGATCTTTAGGGAGGCTGCTGGACGTAAGCTTTCCTCCATCGAGTGTCACGATATCTGCTGTAAGATTGCACAGATCGTCGTCGTCGGAGGAGTTCGAAGGTCCGCTCTCATCAGTCTTAGTAACCTCACTGACGATAGGCTCCGACGAGCAAAGTCAGGACAATGGTGGAACGACAATCCTCAACGAGGACTAGCCAATAACAGTGCTTGTTATACAGAGAAGCCAGACTTTGAGGCATTTTTAAATGAGTGGAAAAGTTTATACGAGTCAAGATCAGGAGAGCGAGGAATGTTCTCTAGGGTTGCAAGTCAAAAACAAGCTGCAAAAAATGAGCGACGAGATGCTACCTATGACTTTGGAACTAATCCATGCTCAGAAATCATCCTCCGACCCTATCAATTCTGTAATTTGTCAGAGGTTGTTGTCAGGTCGTCCGATACTTTGTCAGACCTTAAACGAAAAGTACGTGTTGCGACTATCTTTGGAACTTTACAGGCTACCCTAACCGACTTCCGTTATCTGCGTAAGGTGTGGCAACGAAACACTGAAGAAGAAGCACTGCTTGGCGTTAGTCTAACAGGCATCATGGACCACAAAACATTGTCAGGAAGGAGGGATAAAGGTGTTCTTAAAACTTGGCTCACTGAACTTAAAGAAGAAGCTGTTGAGACTAATGCAGTTTGGGCTGCTCGCCTTGGTATCAATGTTAGCACTGCCATTACTGCTGTTAAGCCTTCCGGTACTGTTAGTCAGCTGGTTGATTCTGCTAGCGGCATCCACCCTAGATACTCAGATCAGTATATTAGACGAGTCAGAGCGGACGCAAGAGACCCTCTCTGCACCGTCCTTGAAGAGGCTGGAATCCCCGTAGAAGACGATGTAATGTCACCCAGTACCAAGGTATTCTCCTTCCCTATAAAGTCTCCTGACGGGGCTGTGGTGGCCTCTGAGATGGGTGCAATGGAGCAACTTGAACTATGGGAGATTTATCAAGACTTTTGGTGTGAGCATAAGCCATCCATGACATGCTACTACCGTGATGATGAGTTTTTAGAGATTGGACAATGGCTGTATAATAAGTTTGATAAGATTAGTGGGATATCATTCTTGCCCTACTCAGAGCATACTTATCAACAAGCACCTTACGAGCCTGTTAGTGAAGAAGAATATGCAGAAATGTCTGCTTACTTCCCCACTGAAATGTCTTGGGATATTGTTGAAGATAGTGACATGACTGAAGGCTCACAGACTTTAGCTTGCACCGGCAACAATTGCGAGATATAGTATGAGTTCTTGGCACGGCGGGAAGGGTTCGTCCCCCCGCCAAGTTAATAAAGACAAATTTAATTCAAACTGGGATAAAATTTTTAAGGATAACAAAGATGTTGAATCCACAACAGATACTAAAAACAATGAGAAATTATTACGAAGCAGATATAAAAAAACACGCACTGGCAGTTGAAGTTATTATTAGTAACCCTATGGCCTTTCATGACCACGATGCTTTTTATGAGGCTATGGAGGCGCAGCTAAAGCTGTTAATGGAATCTAAAGATTATCTTGAGGGGTTAGACATCGTTAGGATTGAAATGGAGACTCGTGATGTCTGATGGAAATCTTATTGGGTTTAAAGTTTTTTTTAATTCTAAAGGAGTTATGATGTCAGAACTAAGCCAGCTTCCAGTTAAAGATATTGATAGGATCTTTAAAACAACAGAAGAAAAGCAGATTGTAAAGACTGTTATTGAAGAAGCATATAGAACGCTTGTTGGCTTGCATGAAGATCTTGAAAAAGAACTTAATGCACTAAACACTAGGATCGTTTAGATCTATACTTCCTAGTTTTTTGGGCAATCTTCTTTGGCTGTTTGCTGTGTTGCTTGCCCTTTTTAGTATCCTCTCTTTTCTTTTTAGTTGTTGCAGCATATTCTTTAGCTGACAAAGACTTGATAGCTTTAGAGGGGAGATACCTTTCTCCTGTTTCACTAGATTTTTTACCGGACTTAGTGCGCCACTTTTGCTTCGTCCAAGCCTTCAACGATTTTTGGGATTTTTTTAAAGCCATGATAAATGAACTCTTTAACTATTGTGTATACATTCTCCAAGTAATAGGAGACGTAACGGGGATGGGTTATGCGCTGGCTAACCTTGTAATTTTTGTAGTGCTTCAACCAGCGCTTATGCTTTTATTTTTATTTCTTTGGCTCAAACAACGCTCTATTTGTAACCGCCTCCGGCAGCTTTATACTCTTTAGCAAGCATTTGAGCTTTTCGGGCTGACCACTGACCAGCTTTGCCGCCCTTTGAACCTGCCTTTATCTTATTGAAGAGGCGTTTACGCATGGTAGGCTTTGTGTAGTTACCCGCCTCGTTTACTTTTGACTTTGTTTTTTTAGCTGCCAAGGTCTTCTCCTAATAGCTGATGTATAGTTTAGAAACTATCTTACTTGCTGTTTCTGTAAACAAAAAAGGAAACACTGCGTGTACTAAACATGCAAGACCCCCTAAAAGCATCCAACCTGAAAACACACATGCCCTTTTTAAATGCTGTAAGTATGTTTCATCAGCTGCACTGGGGTGTTTTGTAAATATATTTTTCATAAACTTCACCATTTGACCTTATCAGCCCAATAAGCTGCCGACATCTTTCCTCTCTTAATGTTCTTAGCATGTCTAGCCTTAAAC